AATTACAATATTGGAACGGACCATCAGCACTACCATTACCTGTATAGCTTCCAAACTTGCTAAAGCCTGCTATTTCTGCAAAGCAATAGGCAACATAAGTAGAAGTAGAAGCATTGACATCTGTATCTGTTCCAATAGTAAATACAGTAGATGTTGGTGATGTGTTATTCCAATGACCAGGACTTCCGTCAGTTGTTGATGCAGTCGTTTGATTAAGAAAAATTACCTTGTTTGCTCCAAGATTGCTATTATATATTGCCCAATCACCAGTAGTATTTCTTCTTTTAAAAATCAACATCTTTGGTGCAACACCCAACCCATGTCCTACAGTCGCACTAGCACCTGTTCCTGTATAAGTCACAATACTAAATCCAGCAGTTGTGCTTACAGATACAGTAGAAGTAATAGAGCCTGAAGTGTTAGATGATGTTGTGCCTTGATTAGCTTGCCATTGCCATGCTACATAAGTATCGCTACTTGTATTTAATTGTGCTAATGCACCGACTGTAAATCCGTTAGAGTTAAATGCTGTGAGTCCTGTTGTTTCTGTGGTTTCAGCAGTTGTTGTATTGCTTTCTAATTGTTTTTGCACACCACGCACAGAATCATATAATCCATGATCTGCTGCACCATTTCTTTCTTTTATCCATACCCAATCAGGTTTAAATAATGCTTGATTTACTACTACTTGCGTTGTTCCTGTTCCTGTATATAGCGTTGCATCAAAATACTTATTACCTTGCAATATAGTAGGTGTAGGTAGGTTAGTAGTGCATAGTGCTTGGAAGCCTGTAGGTGGAGTGTATGCGAATGGGCGTTGTCCGAAGTTAATATTAAGCTGTGACCTATTTAAAGCACCACCATTTAAACTTGCAAACAATGCTGTTGCAGTTGTTGGAATAGTAGTTAATATTGCGCCTGTTCCAGCAACAGGATTACCACTATTAAACCAAGTTCCATTTGCGCCTACCCACATTTTTCCGTTCGCAATATCAAATGCAAACATTGCAGTTTGATTATTTGTAACTGCTGTATATGATGTGGTAGATGCTTGATTGTAAGCTATACCATTTTTTAAATCATACGAATATAAATTGCTACCAGTTGTAATTAAACCACCTGTATCTCCAACAGCACTAACTCCAACATAAGTATTATTACCAGCACCAACGGTAGTTGTATACAATCCTTCAAAGTAAAACAAATTGCTTGTTGGCAATGCCATTGTGAAGAATGTTGAAGTATCTGTAGAACTTGATGCAGGATATGTCAAATTTGCATTTGATAATGTATTAGTTGCATTTCTAAATGAAAGTGGATTAAATGTTGGATAATTCCCAACAGGCTGTGTGCCACTACTTGCATTAGTAGGGCTATCTATCATGGCATCATAAGTGACACCAGCTGTGACAGAGATGTTGTTAGGTGTCCAGTTATTACCGTAACCAGAAGAATCTTTACCAATAGCAGCCGCAGTAGCTGCTGAAGTGTCAGCAAATTTTAGGTAGAAACCATTGGTACCATATGTACCTGCAAACTTTTTAGGAATCCATTGACCAGTGCCTGCGTCTGTTTTACCAAAATAAGATGGATCTAGGGCTTGTCCGTCAATGAAGTTAATGTCAGCCATGTAGCCGTCAAGGTATGTTCCCCAAGAACCTGCATATAAAGAACCAATACTATTAGCAATATTGTTATTTATATTAGTTTCATGGTTTTGTGCTGGATATGAAGCTGTAGCAAATGCTGTAATTTGATTACCATTGACATAAATTTTAACTCTATTAGCTGCTGTTGCTTGAGTAGTATCCATAGCCACAACAACATGATACCAAGCTGAAGGGTCACGATATACAGATGATGTATTAACATCATAAGTTCCGTTATTAAATACTATTCTTATAGAATCGCTTTCAAAGCTAATACGATCATAAACTGTGTTTGATGTTCCAGCTCCAAGTAATGCTTGAGCAGCAGAACCTAATGTTCCTCGTTTTACCCATGCTGAAAATGTGTATGTCTTACGATTACCAGCTACTGTAGGTGTTCTTGATAAATCAGCACTAGCAGAACTTCTAAACCTCAAAGAGTTTCGTATAAAATAACCAAGGTTGGCTACTGCGCCAAATCCTTTAGCTGATCCACCACCTGTTGTTCCTAATAAAGGCATTCTCTATTTCTTTCTCATTATGCGTATTGGGTTTGTGAACCTAATACTGTATATGTATTTGCAGCTGTTTTAAGTATTGTAAAGCTATATAAGTCAATTGATGTTGCATTACCAGCGCTAGGTGCTGACCCACCTTGGAATTTTGGTGTCACAGATGCTCCATCAATTTGCATTGCTGATTGATAAAATGTGTTTGATCCTAATTGTGTAGCTAAGTATGCAATTGTAATTGAATCGTTAGCATTCATAATTGAATCAAGACTAATACTTGAATTACCACGAACATTAAGTGTCCAGTTAGCTGCTACGTTGGCTGTATAATGACTTACAGCACCATCTAATACATTGATTGTTGTATTTGCATTGATAGCTGTTCCATTCGATGTAACAGTTTCAATCATTTGACGAACATCAAGGCCTTGATTAAGTGTAAAACATTTAGTGGTATTTGACCATGTAAGTGTCTTATCGGTAGAAGCTTTAATGGTAAGACCAGCGCCATCTGCAAGAGCATCAGTAGGAGAAGCCGTGTTGGCAATTTCAATATTTTTATCTGTAACAACAAGAGTGGTTGTATTGACCGTTGTTGTTGTACCTGATACAGTTAAATTACCAGATACAGTTGCATCTGTAACTGTAATTGAACCAAGACCACCAGAGAATGTTGGAGCAGCTGTGAAAGTAGCTGCACCTACGACAGTCATTGTTGACTGAACATTAAGTGGTTGTGCAATATTATATTTGGTTGCATCAACCGTGATGATTGTTGTTTCGCCAACATTCAGTTTTAGATTGGTGTCGCCTTGTATGATGTCTGCTCGGATTTTACCTGCCATGATTGTTTACCTTAAAATATTGTCCATGTTGAGTTATTGGATACACTTACCGTTATATTATTGGCCACCGTAAGTGGACCGGCTGAAGAACCATTATAACCATCACCAATAGTTGTGTTAGTTGTTATTTCATTTGCATTAATACGAATAACACCATAATGGTCCGCTGCCAAATATGGAGTTGTTACGACTGAACCACCAAGGTAGATAACTTCAATATTATCTGTAGCTGATGGAGGTGCAGTTGAAAATACGATTTGTCCATTAATAACTGAATAAGAATCTGTTTTTTGTTTAACACCCGTGATGAATACTAATACAGATGCTTCATTACCATAGTCATATGTTAAATTAAATGTTGTAGTAGAGCCATCGCCAGAGAAAAACTGGCTTCGTATTGCGCCTGACTGTGGTATGTTTCCAATGTAGCTAATTTTGTTTTACCTCTTTAAGTTATTCTTTATTTATGCTCAACCTTTAAGTGCTGCAACATCTGCTTGGAGTTGCTTAATAAGTTCTTGTTGTTCTTGTATGGCTTTTGTAAGTGTAGCTACTAGGAATGATGTATCCATACCTTGATAAATTGGTTTTCCCTCTGCATCTACAGCATCTTTTTCACCACTTACTGCTTCTGGAAAATGTTCTTGTAGTTCATGAGCAATAAAACCTTGACCAGCAGTTCCGCTTGCTTTCCATGTATAAGTTACAGGATTTAATTGTGCAACTTTATCTAAAGCTCCTGACATAGGAACTATGTTTTCTTTTAAGCGATAGTCAGAGTTTGAATTGTAGCCTACTGTGTTACTTCCTGTTGTAATTGTTCCACATTCTTGTGTGCTGTTATGCCAAGAAACTAAATAAGTATTTGTTCCTGAAGTATTAAAGACCCTCATAGTAGCTGAACCAAAATTAGATTTAACTATTAAAGCATTTGTGGTAGGAATAGTTGTTGTTCCTATTCCAACTTCACCGTCAGATGCTATACGCATCGCCTCTGTACCACCTTCTGTAAAGGCTATGGTGTCAGCAGCAGGAAAGAATATACCTGTGTTGGTGTCGCCAGAGGCGGTTATAGCTGGAGCTGTGTTGGATCCAGCACCAGCAACCAAAGTTGTTACAGTTGTAGTGCCATTTAATGTAATATTTGAAGCAATTTGTGAGCTAGTGATGTTACCAGTAATCTGTGTATTGGCTACCGCTAATGCAGTCTGAGCTTTCCAAATTGAATTTGTTCCATCAGTAGTCAAATAATATGTCGTATTACCTGATTGGCTTGGTAAAGCTGCACCGGTCGCTAACTTAGCTGCAGTTACATTTGCATCGGCAATTTTTGCCGTAGTAATGCTACCGTCAGCAATATCTGCGGCTACAATTGCACCATCTGCTAAAATACCACTTGTAATTTTTTGAATTGCCATTTATTTTACTCTTTAATTGGAGGATTACCCTCTGGTTTTGGATATTTCTCTTTTACTTCTTTTATCTTATTAAACCATTCTGAATCTTTTAAGTCAGTTCCATTATTTATAGCATGCCATAGCATATCTAATTGTTCAAAACCGTCTGGATATTCTTTGCAACGGTCATATGAATACTGGTAATACTTTGCTAACTTTTCTTGAAAGGCAAGTTCAGCATCAATCTCTTCTTTTGTTGGTGGTTTTTGTCCATTAGGATCCCACCATTTGTGCCATGTAAATCCACCGCCAGCGGCTTCTAATTCAAATCGGCATCCAGGTCTGAGCGCTTTAATGGCAGTGTCAACACCGTAAGCCATTCCGCTTTCACCTGTAAAATTCTGCATTACTTCATTTGCATTTTGTAAATTCATATATTGTTCCTCAGTCAGTCAAAATTATTATTTAGTTGATGCTATAAACAGCTGCGTTACTTGTAAATGTTCCAGGTCCTGTAAAGGTATGTATTGTATAAGGACTTGATGTTGTCACAGTACCACCCGTAGCACCTTGGCTACCCGAATAACGGACAATGACGATACCTGAACCGCCAGCGCCACCAGTAGCTGGGGCTGCAGATGAACCTGCAGCTCCTCCAGAACCACTTCCGCCGTTTCCTCTATTAGTTGTTCCTGCTGAACCAGGTGTTGATGATGGTGCACCAGCACCAGCGCCACCAGCTGCATAAGTTACTGAAGAACCAGATATAGAAGATGCTGTTCCTGGTCCAGCTGAACCTCCCGTTGAAGTAGATGGAGCAGTACCACCAGCTCCGCCTGAACCTCCGCCACCACCACCTGCACAATTTGTAGAACCATAAGTTCCGGCACCTATACCACCATTGTTACCTTGTCCTGGTGTTCCTGCTCCAGCTGCAGGAGCTGTACCAGTGGTTCCACCTCCTGAACCTCCTGAACTTCCATGTTCAGTATGAACACCGCCACCATAACCACCTCCAATAGCTGTTGTTATGCCAGTGAATGATGAATTTGAACCTCTAGTTCCTATTGGTGCACCACCAGAACCACCGCCACCAACAGTAATAGTGTATCCTGTGCTTGTTGTAATTGATGTAGATCCTGATAGATATCCACCTGCACCACCTCCAGCGCCAGCAACAGCTGATGCTGGCCCAGCGGCATCTCCACCACCTCCACCACCAGCAACTATAAGATATTCAATTGAAGTTGGTCCACCAGCTTGTGTTTCATTCAATCCCGTTGGATATCCATATCCAGTCGGTCTAAAGTTTTGTAATGAAAATTGTTTTGAAGTTTCTGCCATAATAATCTTTAATTAATTGAGTAAACATCAGGAATTCCAACTAAAGATCCTGATCCTGTAAAAGTATGTATTTGGTATCCACCTGAAGTAGTAATTGTACCACCTGTAAATTTAGCCGTAGGTGAAGTGTATCGGACAACAGCTATACCTGAACCACCAGTTCCGCCACTATGAATCATTGGAAAATCACCACCACCGCCGCCAGCTCCTGCACCTCTATTTGCAGTTCCATTTCCACCTGCAACTCCTGCTGGGCCGCCGCCACCGTTAGATGACCCATTGCCACCTCCACCAGAACCTCCTGTTCCTCCAGTAGCGCTTACTCCAATTCCACCGCCACCACCTCCAGCATAGGTTACACTAGATCCTGAAATGGAAGATGAGGTTCCTGCACCACCAGTTCCGCCAACGGTACCAGAACCATTACCACCAGCACCTCCAGCACCGCCACCGCCGCCTCCGCCGGAATATACTGAACTTATTCCACTTCCTCCATTATTACCTTGTCCAGGTGTGCCAGAACCGCCAGCAACATTTGCTTGACCAACACCACCGCCACCAGAACCACCGTTTGCTCCAAGTCCTGAATCTGTCAACAAACCGCCGCCGCCACCTCCACCGACAGAAGTTATTGTGGTTAATCCTGTACCAGATATTGAAGAATTTGAACCAGAAGTGCCTCTTGAAGTTGGGTTTGAATAATTTATACCGCCCGGTCCACCAGCACCAACTGTAATAGTATAAGTAACTGTTGTATCTAATGTTTCAGTAGTAGCTTTGTAACCACCAGCTCCACCACCACCACCGTGACCACCACCTCCACCTCCACCTCCAGCTATAACAAGGTAGTCAATAGATGTTGGGCTTTCAAGTGCATTTAATCCTACTGGATAATCATATCCTGTTGGACGACCTAATCTTTTAATAGGCATTAAGCTATCTCTGAACCAAAGACATTAAATGAAACATTTGCAAAGTTTGTATTGCAACGAACAACATCAGCGGCATCAATTGTCATACCTAAAGTGATACCAATTGAATCAGCTGCAGGCACAACACCACCACGAATAATATAGTGTTTTACATTGTCTGCTTCACCATTAGGTGCAACTGCAATTGAATATGATGCGTTAGAAGCTGTTTGATTACAAACGGTGATTGTAGATATAACTGTCTGCGTTGCCGCAGGAACAGTATATACACCTGTCAATGTGTTTGCTGTTGGACTTGATTGTCCTAATACTTTATATGTGGTTGCCATGCGTTACATTCCTGATAGTAAAAATGGGTTAAATCCTAGGTCAATCGCTACATTTGAAGCTGCCGTTAGACGACCTTTTGCGTCAACGGTAAATGATGCTACATTTGAAGCACCGCCATAAGTTCCTGCGGTTACTGCGGTACTTGCTAATTTGGCTGTTGTAACTGAACCATCTGCTAATTCAGTAGTCGTCACAGAACCTGCCGTTAAAGCTGTAACTGTTGAAGTTGTTCTGAAACCTAAATGTCTAACTGTTACATTTGAACCATTATCTGGTGCAGAAGTAAATGTAATTGTTGAACCTGATAAACTAAAGTTTTCAGGAGCTGTTTGTATGACACCATCAATTGCTACAACTAATGAATTTGCTGAAGCTGGTGTTTCTGATAAAGCAACTGTAGTACCTGTGCCATTGGCAGTAAAATTATCTACTGTAAATTGACGAATATTGTTGGCTAATTTTGCATAGGTAATTGAACCATCTGGAACAAAAGCATAATTAGATACACCTGAAGCACGATAGACAACATAGATGTTATTTGTACCTGAACCTGGCGCTGATGTAAATGTAAGTGTTAAACCGTCAACATTATAGGCTGTCGTTGGCTCTTGACGAACATTTTCAACAAACACATCGATGTCTGTTGGACTTACAACTTGACGAGTAAGTGTAAAGGCTGTAGTAGAAGCATTACCACTAAAACGTTCAGCGTCTAATTGTGGAACTGCAGCTCTCGTTGGGTCGTATGCTGGTGCAACTGCGCCTATGTATGACATCTAGTTATTCCTATGTTATTTCTAATAAACTTGCAATTACATCAAGTGAACCATTAGCACTTGTATCAATTTTTAATTCATCAGCCGCCTGTAAAACTACTTTTTGTTCGCCACCAATTGGAACAAGTGTTGATCCTGTTAAAATTGGTGCATTAGATATAACAGAATAATTAACAGATGAACGTCTTAAAAATACATTAGCGGTAACTGTACCTGCTGATTTATTTGAAAGTGTTAAACCGATAAGTGTGGTTTGTGTGGAAGCTGGACAAGTATAAACAGTATTACCACTTGTTATGATGTTTGCAGCTACATTTGATTTGAAGGTATTTGCCATTTTTTATGTTTTCCTTAATACTCTATTTATACTTTAATTACATTTATCCTAAAGCAATTGCAAATGCTAATGAATTATCTCCGGACGCATTGGCAGCTGCAAAAGCAGCTGCGGCTGTTGTATTGACCGAAGTAACAGTAGGTTGAATAATTAAATTACCAACCATTCCAGCATGGTTTTGACATTGATAAACATATGTGTTGCCAGTTAATATGTATGGAACTTTCCAAATAAGTGTGCCTGTTACTTTTCCTTGTGCTGAACCTTCGGTTGTCACCACACCTGCGGTTGATACATGTGTAAGCCCTACATTATATAAAGTGCCACCATTTGTTTCTCGTATTAAAAATGGATGTCCAGATGCGTTAATATTAAATGAAATTGTTTGTCCAGGATGTAAATATATGTCTGGATTATTACCAGAATATTGGTCAAACAAATAAGCACCCGATCCGGAATTCACTACGGATAAAGTTGTTACTCCCGATTTTACATTTGCATTTTGAGAGAAAACCCAATCATTCACATGAACGTTTGTTGAAGCTGATAGGAGACCAGCTGCACTTATGACTGTGGAAATATTGGCTGTTCCAGATACCGCAACATTACTTAAAGTTGTATTGGCAGTAACAGCAAGTGTATTGGATAATGTAGCCGCACCAGTAACAGCAAGCGTATTAGATAATGTAGCTGCACCAGTAACAGCAAGCGTATTAGATAATGTAGCCGCACCAGTAACAGATAGTGTGTTGGCGATTGAAGCTGAACCATTGACAATTAAATCATCAAAGCCAAGAGCATCAAGTGTAATGTTTCCTGATACCGTAAGATTACCAGAAATAGTGGTATCACCAACAACATTCAGCGTATTACCAGCAACTAGATTTGTATTTGCATAAAAAGTACCAGCAATATTATCAGTAAGATTATTTGCTACTGTAATTAAATCTTGGGTAGCAATTAGCCATTGTTGAAACGTATTTGCCGTGGTTACATAAGTAATTGGCATTATGTTTTCCTCATTTGTGCTATTTCAATTAGCATATTTTTAATCTCTGACATGTCTTGTTCTAATTGTGCTAAACGCATTTTAGTTTCAGATTGTTCTTCTTTTTGTTTTTTAGCAATCTCACGCTTCATCATGTAGTCATTTAATCCAGCCTTGTCTGTATTTAGAACAGCCTTGGAATGAATATCACGAATTAAATGATTATGGTCTTTTACTTTTGCATACATGATTATGTTCCTGATGGTAACGCAATAGCTCTTAAATCACGCACTTTTGGAACTTCAGTTGTATCAGAGCCGGACATGACCACTTTAATTGAGAATGTCTTAAATGTGTTATATGCAGTTGAGCCAGAGGTATAAGTTATAGCGTTATTTGCTAAATCTGTGCTACCTGGTGCAAATACTAATTCACGGTAATCATCATCACTTGTTGAAACATAACTAGCATTACCTAGTTGACCCATGAGTTGATAGTTCTTATCATCAAACAAATCAGTATCAGAACCAGAAAGAACCTTGTAATAGACATGAATATTTGAACCAGATGGTTTATATGCAGTTAGATACACACGAAGGTCACCAGAATCAAAGCCATCAGCAAGTGTAACTCGGCGTGTCATGTAACGAGTTTTAGCATTACCACCAGATTTCTTATCTTCACCATTATAGGTGACCGAAGCATTTGAACCGCCACCAGCACCTGGTGTGAGTGTAATTGTTGGTGATGTTGTATAACCTGAACCAGCATTTGTAAGTGTAATTGCAGTAATGACATTACTTGCTACGGTAGCCGTTGCGGTAGCACCTGAACCACCACCACCAGTAATTGTGACTGTTACATCAGCAGAGTTTGCATAAGCTGAACCTGAATTTGCAATTACAAAACCTGAATTAATTAATGGTAAATCATTAATGTTATTATCAACAAAAATACCACCAAAACGAGTAATATCTAATATTGGTGAAACAGATTCATTTGATGTTGAAATGGTTGCTTTGAGTATAAATGAAGTATTACCTGTGGTTGGATTTAATACTCGGCGTCCGTCACCATCATTCATTGTGTAATCTTCTAATGGATTAATTGATTTAAATGAAGTAATGCCACCTGTAGATTTTTCAGATGAGAAAGTATATGAAACTGAAGTATTTACCATCGTCACTTGAGATGTAATTAAATGAGTTAAATCATAATTTACATTAGCACTTGGTTTATCAACCAAGAACTGTGCTGTCGCTGATGTTGTGCTAAACACTTTACGGAAAATTCTAAACATAATGTCAATGTTTTGATCAGCCGTCCATGTAGAACCATTTTGTGACTGGAAGAATGAACCACCATATGGTTGTTCAGATATTTGTAGTCCAGAAACTAAATCTAATTTGCCAACTTCAGCTACATAGGCCTCATAACCATTTGAATTAGATAATAATACAAATGAATGTTCACCAGGTATCATATAAACTGGTGCATCAAATACGAATTCAGTATATTTGGTTGCATCATCTAAATCAGGCGAATCACTAATCTTCACTTTATCTGGTGTAAGTGTTACAGAACCATACGGATAAACAATTGTTGATGATGGATAACCATTAACTGTTGGTCTTAATTGTAAAGTCACTGGTGCTGTATCGTGTTTGGTTTTAAAGCACACACGAAGTTTATCAATGAAAATGCCTTGTGGATATTGAGCCGGAGCAATTAAGAATGTTTGTGCTAATGGATCCCACCAACCAGAAACAGGAACATCATTCACACTTGTTGTTGTAGTTACACGAGAATCATTAACGGATGTCCTTTGAACCGTTGGTGCAACAGTTGATACAACTGTATTTTCTGTGGTTTGCAATAGACCTTGTGCATAGAATGAGGCATCACCGTTTGTGGTTGATGATGGAATATCACCAGTAGATGAATCAATTAAGCGGAATAGTTTTTCACCCGTTCTAAATGTGCTTGCAGGTATATTAAAAATACCAGCCACATCACCAGCACGAGTGGTCGTTAGGCGTCCAATAGAGTAGGTTGATGTTGTATCTGGTGTGGTTGACCATGTACCAGAGATAGTTACATTTCTTGTAGAAGCATTATAAGATGAAATAGTTGCTTGTTGACCTGCACCTGTGCCACCAACAATAAAAATAGTATTACTATTTGAGGTATTACCATAAAGAACTTCATTGTTAGCACCACTAGCATCAATTGATAAAGTAATTGTATTTGACGTAGTTGCATTAGCAATACCTGAATAATGTTCATAACCAGAAATTCTTGTGCTGGTTGATGTTGAAGAACCAATTAAGTTAGCATTAGCAATATTAAATGATGTTGTTGGTGTAATATTGACAACAAACGCTGATGTATTTGATGTTTTAACAATTATAGCAGAACCATTGGTTGTAGCAGTTGCATTATTAAAAATGGTAACTGTTTCAGTATTAGAGGTTGTTGTTCTATAATTTAAACCATTACCAGCAAGAATAAATCTATTTGCACGAGCTACATTTTTTTCAACAGCTGTGTTATCAAAAAATGGAAATAATATGGTATCTGGTTTAAAATCAGAAGCCGTAAATAATACACTTCTTGACCTCATATAAGGAACAATAGAAACATCCACTACACGGTCACCAATGGATTGTGTAATGGTTTCAGGTACAACTTGTGATAATACACCAGTGCGAGTTTGACCAGTTGTTGTGGTTGTTGTGGTTCTTCTAACATTTCTGAGGCCACCACCACCACGCTGTGTAAAGTCAAACGATGATGTTGATGTTCCTGTCCAAGCAGTTTCCCATGAGCCCCATTCAGTAGTAAATGCAGAAGCATTTGTTGCAGTTAAAATTAAATCCCAAGCATCTTTATCACCACCAAGATTTACAAGAACATCTGCTTTTTTATCTGTATCAACCCAAACATCTGATGGTGGATTGAGTATTATTTTGCCAAGATAATTAACCACATTAAATGGATTAATGTTTATTGTTTTTGAAGCTGAATCTTGTGTTACAAAAGTGGTGTTTGAAGCTGCAACTGTTACAAATGGACCAGTTTGTAAGTATGATGTAGAATTAGCTGCATCAAAATTAAGCATACGAGATGTTACATTACATGATGGTCTTAATTCTTGATATTTTGGATCGATAGCAGCTTGATACTCTGAAGAAGTAATATCAGCCACAGAATGACCTTTAAATGAATCTACAATAATACCATTTTTAAATCTTGGTAAGTTTGTAGTATCAAGAATAGTTAAATCTTGCTTATTCAAAGCATCTTGTTCAAGTAAAGATAATGAGGTATAATATTCTAGGTTTCCAATGCGAGTATCAAGTGTTCCAATATCTCTCATGGTATAACGGCGATTATTAATATATTGAACGTCAATTTCTTCTGTATCAGAAACGTATGCTGGCTCACGCAAGACATAAAGATTCATTGTATCATCTTTAGGTCTAGGAATAGTTGGATTTAAACTTGGAATACCTTTATTTACACTAAATGTTCTATTTTTATTTAAAACAACACGATCTATACGAGGTAAATAATAACTATAATCTAGTAAAATGTCTGAACCATTTTCTGGTATTTTTGGACCAGTTGTTGATGAATCCACATCAAATTCAACGGTAGAACCAAGAGCCGCCGTTGCATTTTTACGAACCGGTCTAAAATCTAAACTATCACGCAATTCATATTCATTACCTGTTGTTGGTGAAATATATTCGGTAATCGTATCATAATTTGGATATGAATCTACCGTAAAGAATCCTGCTCCAGATGATGTATGAAGATTATATCTTACAACTAATGGGCCAGCTGGCGCTGTTTGACCCGGTTTTAATTTAATAAAAGCGTGGTCATAATAAGAATCTTTTTGTCCATTATTAAATGAATAACGTGATGTTACATCAGTGTAACCTGTATTTGCTACAGCAGCACCATTGTAATCATAAACACTAACAAGCTCAATAACATCTGAAACAAATAATGATTGTGCTGTGTCTGGTGTTTTAACCACATAAGTATTTGCAATTGTTGTTTGACCCTGTGAAGCAAAAACTAATACCGCTGAATTAGCAAATATATTTTCACCGCCAGTTGTTTGAACAGTCGCATTAGCAGACACTAATGTTTTTGTTTTAGCTGGACTACCTGAAGCTAATGTAAAGTCAATTGTTGCAATTATATTTGCAGTCATATTGTTTGCATTGGTAATTGTCAACTTACGAGTTGTTGTATTGACAGATGTAATTTTATCAGCAGGAACAGTTTCACCTACAATATAAGGTGATGTACCAGCAGTTGTTACAATGACTTGATAATTTTGTTGTTTTGCTGAAGTAGATGTAGCTGAAGCTATACTTTCACCGGAACTAACTGATAGAGCTGGCGAATCTGAAGACACAAAAGTTTGTCCTTCATATAATCTACGATATGAAAATGAAAAATCAGAAATTGTATTTTGCGTAATATAGTTCTCACCCAACGGAAATATAGTAGTTTCAAAAGCTGAATCTGTTAAGAAAGCATCACTATCCGTTGAAGCTGGATCTTTAGAACGTGAATCAATATCAGCAGCATTAATTCTAGTTGTACCTGTAAATGTGGCAATAGAATCTACATCATTAAATTCAAAATCAATGGCAAATGCGGATGCGCTATTTGGTGTTGTAGTAAAAGATTCTGCTAAGCTTATTGTTTGTGTAGCAGTGGTAAATCCTGAAATTCTTTTTGGTAATTCATCAGAACCTAGACCCGAAGTAATACGAAGTTTTGCACCCTTATAGGCATCGCTTACACTGGAAAATATTTGACCTGCTGTAACATTACCAATGGTGACTGAACTTGATGTAGCAGTATTAATTGTACCTGTAATAGAACCAATACTTACATCAAACAAATAACTTTTATATTCGTAAGTGGCTGAATTAGATGTATTAGCAGCTGAATCAAATGCAATAGATTTAACACGAGCTGTACCAATTTTTGTATTGGTAATAGCAGCTGAAGATGTTACGTTAATAGAAGCATTGGGCACACAATGTAAATCAACAGTAGAAAGACTATTAATTGGAAACGAACCAAAGTGATTGTTTGTATAAACAAAGTTACCATAGTCAGCTGATAGTCGTTTGTTTTGCACATTTTCTGTGGTACGAGGTTTATCTATTGTAATTGTTGTTGGTGCAATTGATTCATATTCATAACCAAACACATAGGCTTTACCTGGAGATAGAATAACATCCATGTTAGCCGTATTTGACGTGTTAGTTTGTAATGAGATTTGGAATGGGCGAACCGTATAGTTGCCTGATTCATCATATGTTCTTCGTGCTAAAGTATCTTCAAGCACCGAATAAATTGGAAAACGATAACTACGAGTAAGCACTCCATATTCAACACGAGCTAATTCAATGAATTGTAATGTGTCAGTAGAATCAAAACTACGAGTGGCTAATGTTAAATTGATTTTAAATCTGTCAGAACCTGGAGCTTGATAATTAGAAGCATCTTGTGCTGGATCTAATAATGAAGTATCTGAACTTGATGTGGTAGTTGATTCTGTTATTTCAAAACCAATTCTTGCATTGGCTGTTGTGTTAGAATATTTTGATGTAGCAATGGTTTGTTCATCATTTTGAATAAAGAAACCATCATAAAAATACACGCCTTCAGTTACAGAGAATAGTTGGCCTGTGCCTACTCCTGCTGAAGAAATATTAGCTGATGTTGGTGAATTTTCAAAAGTAAAAATTGTGTCGCCAGGTGCAAATGCAGTACCAAAAATTTGTTTGACCATTAATGTTTTTGGGTCACCTGTACCAGCATCAGCATCAAAAACTTTAATAACTTCAGCTCGTTTTGTTGGTGTAGAAACAGAATCTACAATCGTAGCACCAACAAAGTTATTGGCAGTAACAGCCGTGCCAGCATATGTTGAATCTAATTTTAGATAAGTAGCATCTTGAAGATATGTTGTTCCACCAGAAACCACAGAACCGTTTTTGAATACATGATTACCAAAACGCTCTACTTGTTTTTGAAGGATTGTTTGTAATTGAGTTAGTTCACGGGCTTGAACAGCAAATCCAGGTTTAAATAACATGCGAAGAAATTTCTTATCTTCATCAAAGTCATCATAGTATGGGTTTGCATTAAAATTAGTATTGATACTCATTTATTTCCTCTAAAATGTAACAACAAATTTAATATTTTCAGCCTGACCATCTTCTCGTTCTGTTTTAATGACATTCTCGGCATAAAGAATATCACCAGTATATGGTTGAAATTCTGGATCGGTTTTAGAAATTACAACCCTAGATACACCGGATGTTAAACCAACCAATGGAAGACCAAGTGTTATTGTCCCCACAACCTTACTTATTCTAACTTCGTTAGATTCTTGTGCATTTACATGACCATAGAAAGTAGCCGCATTTACTGACCCTTGGTAAACATATTCATCTAAAGTATAACTTGAACCTGCAACTAATGTTAAATCTGTTGTTTGTGAAATAACAGAGTTAGCTGTTGCTTGTGTTACTGCTGAAGTATTACCGTATTTATGCGGATTGGCAAGAAGTCCATACTGGCGGAAAGAAGTATTTGATGAAATTAACCCACCTTCAGTAGAATCAATTTCACCTATACGAGTAGCTGTCATAATGTTTGAACCACCCAACTCTTTTGCAGGATTATAGGCATGACCAAATTTTGGTGAAAGAATTACACGAGCATTTGCATTTGTTCCTGAACCGTAAATAAACGCATTAGCTCTTGAGTATCCTGTGCCAATAGTTGTTACAGTAATCTTGGATACATTTGCATTAGCTGAAGATACGCCTGAAGTTGTATTAGAAAGTGTAGCAGACGCAATCACACCTGTTCCATCACCATCAATATAAACTCTGGTTGAAATGGACACATTACTTGTATTACCACCAGCTGCCGTTGTGGCTGTTGAAAGTGTAAGAACACCTGTTGCATTAGCGGCGCTACTAATAAATGTTCCTGTTGCAATACCTGTACCAGAAATGGTCATATTTGCAAGATTGGCAAGTGCAGTTACATTATAGATTGCTAAAATTTTGGCGGTATTTGCTAAAGTAAGTGTTGTTTGGCCTGAAACAAAGCCATTTACTTGCACATTAGAAGCCTGACGATAATTTGTACCAGCTGATGTGACTATAATAGTGGTCAATTCGCCATCAACCACACCGGTAGTATCTACATTATAATCTAATTGATTTGTTGATGATGGAGCTGGAACCCAATCAGTTGTTAAAAATTTGTTTGATGGTTTAACATTATACATGTATTTCCAAATATAACCATCAGCTGTACCAATATTACCATTTGATGTTGAGTAATCACCGGTGGGTTCTACTGTTGAATTAGCAGAATTGTTATTTGACATACATTTATATACACTACGATCCGTAGTAATCACATACATCGGTTTTAGATTTTGAGAGGTATTGGCACTTAACAAGCTATTAATTTCAATGGTATCATCGTATTGACGGAATTTAGTATTACCCGACCAATTAACTCTAGGAATAACTAACTCAATATCGTTGGCCGTTAATTTTTTAGCCGCATACATGTGATCCCATGTGTCTTTTTCAGCGTCAATTGTATCTACAATAGAATCGGGTGAGGCTTCATTTGCATAGGGAATATGGTTTCCTATAAAAATATAAAGAATTGGATCAGTATTACCCGAATTATATAAAGCATTACGCCACAGTTTGGCGTTATTGTAACCTAGTTTTTTAGTAGTTATTGATGGCATGGTCTTTATTTATATCAATATAATAAGAGTTTGTGCAGTTGCATTTGAAGTAAATGCAGAAGAAACCGCAAGATTTGTATTACTTATGATGCTACTTATGGTTCTAATCACACCATTTACAGCCACATTAGAACCTATAGAAATAATACCATTTGTATTGGCAATATTAAATTTAGTATTTGTACCGGTAACAAATATAGAAGAAGCTGTAACATTCACAGTACCAGAGATTGTATTGGTTGATGTGGTGGAAATTGTAATTGTATTTGGTGTAATTAATTTTAATTCATTCAAATCAGCATAATTTACAAAACCTGCTGGGTGCATGAGTTGTTTTAATATTGTTTTATATTTTGAAAACTCGGTAAGTGAAGAAGTTACATAAGAATAATTCACATAGTAATCACGACCTTGCAATTTTCTTTCAGAGGTAGAAAGAATAGAATCAGATGTTCTCCAACGACCGGGTAGAGTTATGTATCCTGCTTCAATTTGTGCATTAGCCGTAGCCGTTCCACTACCTGTACCGGTTAAATCAACTTGTGGAATAAATTCATATCCTGAACCACCACTTAATACTTCAATGCTTATAATTTGGCCAGGCTGCGTATTACCAATAAATGGCGTTAATATTTCACCATCACTCATTATGGCTGAAATTTGAATGTTTGCGTTTGCACCTGAAGCTGTTGAAATAGTTAATACTGGAAAATTATTTTGAACATAACTCACTCCACCAATTGGATAAACTCCATAGCGACCTATTTTTTTACCTGTAGCCGTAGAAGTGAAATTTACATTCACATTTGCATGAGTAACATTTGAAATTGAATTAATATAACGACTTTCATTGTTAATAATAATTCTATCGCCAACTCTAATTTCTGTACCAAAATCAGTTCCTGTGCCAATCAATTGTGCTGTATTATTTGAAATATTAGCTGTTCCTGTAACTCTTGATGGTTGAATTTCAATTTGTGTAATTTGTCCATTAGCTAATACCGCTTTGACGGCTGCAGCTGCACCACGACCATTTGTTCCTACAGGGTTAGAACCAAAGTTAATTTCATCGCCAACGGCATATCCTGTTCCGCCATTATTGATTGCTATACGACCTACTGAACCAAATGTTTTAATATCAAAAGTGCTATTACCAGCAGTATATGTTGCGCTATTTGCGTCTAATATTGGTGATATAGCTGTAGATGTATTTGAAAAAATAATAAGAACATTAGTAATTGGCCCAAGACTTGTAATTTCTAATGATGTAAGAGCATCAGCAATAACTGTGGCTACATTTTCACCAGCGGCAATAATTGAACTTGGAAAACCATAATCAGCGGCTGAAATAACTGTGTTAGCATAGGTTGAAATAACATCGTCATTGACAGTGTATGTATTTGAAGTTGAATTAGCAACTCCTGTGGTATCAATACCATCAACTGCCAGGTCTAATAAAAACGGTGAAGCAATATTTGATACTGCAATATCGCCACTATTGAGGAAACCGGCACCACCATTAGTAACTGTAATAGAATCAATATAACCTTCAACAACATCATCAACAACAGCAATAGCATCTTCTGAAGCGCCACCACCAGTCACAATTACAACATCACCTACATTATAACTTGAACCACCATCAATAACAAGAATACGATTGACAAAAGAAAAAGTATCTGTTTCTAATGTGATAAGTGAATCATCATCAGCAACTATATCAACTTCAACTATTTCTCCTTGTTGAAAAGAACCAAGAAGTGTTTTTTCACTAATGAATAATTCAAAAGGAAAACCAAGGTTTAATTGGTCAGTAATAATTCTTTCGGTAGCTTTTTCAATTAAAGCTGTGGCGCCAGAAGTGACGCCTGTTACTTTGCGATTATTAAGTAATTCAATATTAAAATCAGAATAAACTATTTTAACTTCAGAATTGGCTGAAGGTGCCGTATAAAATACAAGTTTTTTAGTTTCTTTGCGGAAAAAATAATCAGTTAATTCAGTTTTTAATACATCATCTACAAAAACTGAAATATCACCATTTGTTGGTTCTTGAGCTAATAGGAATGTAGTATTACCTGAGGCTACAGCACTAGCAGAAGTGTTACCATTGGCGGTATAAAGGCTTCGTATATCTGTTTCAATACGAAGAACATTATCAATTACCCATTTACCATCAGAAGCTCTTAATACATTATTTTTTGGTAAAATGATGTCAACTTCATCATTAAAGAGCATTCTAAATAATAGTTTAAATGCACTCTCTGAACCTTTTGCTAAATACAAAGGCAGAACATTTTTAATTAGAAATGCTTTATCAACCTCAACATCTTTTGGTATGAGTGTAGCATAACTATTAAAAAAGTTAGATTCAAAATCATCAATAGATAAATCAACATCGGAGAGATGTTTTAAGTCTTTTGCTTTGGCTGTTAAATCGTTTAGTTGAGTGCCTTGTTGTGTTTCAAGGTATTCATAGTAAGCTTCCAAAAATGTAATGAATACAGGATATTCTTCCCGAATAAACTCTGGAACTTGACGATTAACAAGTAATGAGGTTTTTAAGTCAGACATTAAATAGCTTCAAGTGTTGTTACAATAGATGTAGGATCTTCTTCATCAATGGTAATAATGGTATTACGAACCGATTGTATAATTCCTTTTTCCGATTCAATAGACAAACGGATCAGTCCATCATCTGTGTCTATTGAACGAATATTGATGTCATTAATAATAATCTCACCGGTATCATAATCAATTGTACCAGCTGTTGAATCAACAATTTGTCTTTCAGCGTTTGTGTCATAGTAAATTGTTCTTAATAAACCTGTGCGAGTATCAATCACAGCCGTTGCGGTTGCACCATATCCATTGCCGCCAGTAATCGTTACAATAGCACGAGAATAATCAATACCACGAGTTGTCACTTCAATACTTTGAATTGAACCGTTGACAATGGTAGCAGTAGCATTAGCACCTGTGCCATCACCAGTAATTGTCACGGTTGGTGCAGTTGTATAACCTGCACCCGGATTTGTAATTGAAATTGAACTAATTCCTGAAAATGACTGAGGTATTTCTTCAAATGTTACCGTTCTTGCCACACCATTAGAATCATTAACACCAAATTCTGACGACACTAATTTATTTGAAATAGTACCACGATGTAAAGGCACATTAAAATTAATTGTATATGCTTGACTTTCACCAATGGTTGGTTTAAATCGTTTTTGCACACGAACAATTGTTTCTGAGCCAAGAATGGCATTTAAGTCGGTTTTGTCTATATCATCTTGTAATTTAGAAAGTATAAAACGAGTATCAAATTTATTTAATTCACGATCACGATAAGTTAAAACAGCATCACGAATAACATTTTTAATTGATGTTTCAGAGCTTGTTGTTTTTTTAGCATCATATTGAACGGTGTTTTCAACAATGAGATATAGAAATTCTGGATCCAATATTTCAGCTTGAACAGCTACAATAGCTTTAGGTGAAATAATTTCATCAATGATTCTTTGTTTTTCTGTTTCTGAAATATAATAATTAGCTGTTGGTTTCAATGAAACAAATACTTTACCATAAACACGAGGAACATTATCTTCGCCACCCCATATGGAAACAGAATCAAGGTTTGGATAATTGTTTAAAATATATGATTCATAATCTTTGAATGTCACTAAACGATTTTGTGTTGAGAATTGAGCCGCAGCTGAAAATTTAATATCATCCACAGATTCACGGTCAGCGCCACCTGCAGCTGCACTCACCGGTGTAATTGTAAAGTTTGATTGTGAGTTACCCAATGAATCGGTGAGTGTTGCTGTGGCTACAAAATTATTGGCTTTATTTGCAGCTGTTCCATTGTTTAATAGATATGTGGTTGATACAGAAGCACCATCAGGTAAAGATTTACCAATAACATCGTTACCAAAATAAATTTGATATTTTCCATTTCGTTCTTCTTGTAAGAAAAATACCTCAGATGAAGCATCAATATCTAATATATCTGTTACTTTATTATAAACAGATGTTGAAGTATTACCCACACTTGGCGCAACAGTTACTTTTAGTGTAGTGGTATCAATATTACTATCAGGTAATGTAAATACTTGTTTTGGATTTGTAGCTGCATTATGTGTAAAATTATAGGTAACAAGTTGACCTTCATAAATTTCAAGATTTTCAAACACAAATTGACTATTGGCTTTTGTTACAGTTACATCATCAAGCACTACAAAATTATATGATTTAGAATCAATTTGATTTGATAGAAATGAAAAACCCTCCGATATAGTCATTGTAGCTGCAGTTGTTGTATTTGATTCTACTGAAAAATCAATAATTGCTACAGGAGCTCGTGTTGAATATGGCACATAGTTTAATGTTTTAGCATGTGACACAGCTGAATCTCTTAATAGTGCGGTATCAAGGAATGCCTCATTGGCAACCATATTAAGATAATAGGCATTATAATGAGTATTATAAGCCAAAATATCTAATAGAATGTTTAAACCAGCTCCATCAAAATCATAGTCGGTAAATTCTGCTTGTTGATTTAAAAATGTTTTTAGATTTGTCTTGATTGTATCAAAATCAAGTTCTGATATTCTTAAACGGTCTGCCATTTTATCTAATTCGCTCTAGGAAAAAATTAATCGTAATTGGGTTTGGATCATTAATCACAAAGAATTCTAATTCAACTTTAAAACCATTATTATCTGGATCTGGTGATGCTGTTACTTTAGATACTTGGGCACGAGGTTCAAAATTGTCAATTGTTTCGGTAATTTCTCTTTCAATTTGTGCGCCAGTTACGGCATCTACATTTTCAAATAAAAGGCGGCGTATATTACTACCAATTTCTGGTTGAAACAGCCTTTCATAATGGTTTGTTAAAACCAAATTCTTGACTGCATTTATAATCGCATATTCATTCTTATGCGTGTTAATATCTTTCTTTACTGGATGAATTGTAAAATTCAAATCCAAATCTTTGAAAGACCTTGCGTTATCTATATCTACTGTAGCCATGTTCTATTTATTCTACTTCGGAAGCGGAATTAACATCCGAGCAGTCTGTTCCACTGGTTCTTGTATCACTAGGGCACGAAAAGTCTTTTTTACCAGACTGCCTTCTATCATAAAAGTTACCACCAATCCAACGATGATAATCACCATTATGTCTTATATGTGAATCGCCTTTGATAGTTTCAGTTTTACTACCTACACTTGCATTAAAAGCTCCACCCACAGTAAGATTGAAATTACCGGCAACTTTCCAATTTACATTACCGTCAACGAATAAATTAACATTACCTTGGACATAAACTGAATCGTTACCAACAATTACACTAAACTTGTCTTTTTGAATACGTTCTGCACGGTCTCCAGCAGGTCCCCATTCAACATATGAACCTGACCGATGGTACAAGTGTATTCTTTCGTTATTTTTTGTGTCATCAAACTCTAGGGCGTGTCCTGATTCACTCTCATATACATTATTATATGGGTAAGTGGCATTGTAATATGGCTCTGGTTCTACCCGTGAAGCCTTCTTTGCCTTTTTAAGTGATACAATAGAATCATCTATCGTTTCGTTTCTTGCCAAGCGTGAAGTGGTTGGTTCATCAAGTTTTCTTGGATAAACCGTTTGTGTTTCATTTGGTTTAACTGGTGATGATGTCAACCTATCACCCGTTCTTGGGTCTGAATAAGCTTCTTGTGGATTACCTGCTTTCAATGGAATGCTAGGAAATACACCAATCATAACTGGTTCTTGTGCGTTCTCGCCATCAACAAAGAAACCAAAAACCATGTCACCTTCTTTTGGTGCATATGGGTGAGGATTATTTACAGGAAGACTAGGCATAGCCCATGGTAGATTTTCAGTTGGCAGTTGCATTTTATTATCTGCATGCCAACCCATACATCTTACACGGCAACGACCAAGTTTTAGTGGGTCTTGTCGGTCTTCAACTACACCGACCCACCAAGTGAACCCGTTTTTACCAGCAAAATCTTTTGTGTCTTCGTTATATTGCATATTAGAATTCTAGTATAGCCCTTGTTTGTTGCGGATTATCAGCAGGAATAAAGTCGTTGCTGTTGGAACTTGAAGCTACCTCAATGATTGTTTCGTGCTTTTCAAAACCAATCATATGCCTTGAGGCTACAATAACATATTTACCACTTAAACTCTTATCTTCATTATCACCGCCTTTTTGTTTTTTACCAAAATTTTGAACTTCCAAATTAACATTAAATCCTGATGTTAATTGAAAATTACCAGGCATAACAAGTTTTACTCTTTTACCCATAAGATTGGTCAATATAGCTTTTCTTTGGAATATAAAGTTTTCTTGAGCTTCAACTTTACTCAATGAAGTTGGATCAGCTTGTTTGATATAATTACTTAACTGACGAGCTGTACCAAATAAACTTACAACTTTTTTTGAATCAAACGCTTCGTCATTTTTTTGACCATCACGATTTTTCATTGTTGTTATATTTGGATTATCATTACCATGTTTCATACTTAAAAAATGGTCACCGTAACTAATATTTTTTCTTTCAAATATTCGTGTCATCGGGTCAAACCCCATAAATTTACCCGCATTAACACCAGCTCGTGTTTTTTCAATAGAATCGTTTTGCGCTATTACTTCAAGGTAACGAGCAGAACTAATTTCTTGAATTGAATTTTTATCTGATTGATTTTTTATTTCAAATTTAACATCCAATATATTTTTTTCTGCAAGAAGTGTTGACAATGAAACAAAATTGTATCCAACTAGATTTTGAAAGAAAACATAATTAGGTGAATTCTGTTTATCTAAAGCTCTTTTGGTACACCATTCAATAGCATCAAATGGTCTTAAATTGGGTATTACAATGCTACGAATGCCACTTGTAGGTTCATATATTCCGCCAATGTTATTTTGTGGCACTTTTAAATAATTTAGTAGTATTTTCTCCACAACTTCTGAATATGTTAAATCATAATTCTGATTAATTCTTTGTTGATCCGAAAACATAAGTTCATCAGAAACAAAATGTAAAACAAATGTTTCACTATTTTGATTATCATTTATACGGTCGGATTGTTTATAGATACGGAAAGCTTTACGATATTTACCAATATCAGAATTTTTATCTTTTGATATATCAATCAGTATTGATTCTGAACCATCAAATAAAAGTTTACCCGAAAGTCCAATAGAGTCACGAATAATAATATTGCCAGAAATTACAGGTAAAAACATTGAATCATAAATATTTAATTCTTCATATATTCTTTGAATATCAATAGGGCCACCCTTTGTCACTAAAGTTAATTCGTGTATATGAAACTGTGTGGAGTCTTTAACGCTTAATTGGCTCATAATTTAATAACTCGTTTGAATTCTTTTTCAACTTCCTGGACAAATTCACTTTTTAATAATCTTATTTCTCTTTTAGCTTCATTTTCTTCTACTTCATAGTCGTAATAAGTTTGTTTTTCTTTAGTGATAGCTTCAGTCACAACAGCGCCACTATCTAATGTATATGATGTGCTTGAAGATGCCACATTTGCATAGGTGTTAGCATCAACTTGAAACCTTTCTTCAATTTCTGTACCATCTGAAGCCGTTCTTGTAATAATTTTATAATACGCTTTAGTATTATTAGTGCTTTGTGCCCATTGAAGACCTGAAACCGGTGTTGTATTAGCTGCACCATTAGCAGTATATTTCGTGTCAATAAATTCGATAAGAGTGTTATGTGGTAATGGCCAATCAAACTGTGGGTCAATAATATCATTAAATAACAATACAATCCAATGCCTTTCAGGATTATCATAAAATTTGCCAGCAATAATTTCTGGTGTATCTGAATCTTTAACTGAATATTTGTAAAAAGCTGATGAGTTTTCTTTCAACTCCTTTTCAAAACCAAAACGTGTAATAATATTAGTAACAGTATCAAGGCCTGTCGTTTTTGTGTTACTCGTGTAAAATGTTTTAGGGTAGTAATTAAAAAACTTTGCCATATTATTTCCTACAATATTTTTTGATTTTTTTTAAAATTTTCGGAAATCAGCTTTAGTAAGATAAACTGTTTCTGTAAATTGTAATTGCACTTGAATTGCCACAGGCATACCAGTTCTACCTAGTGATGGTGTATCTTCACCAGAAACTTCATAAGCTGAAAAACCATTAGGTGCATAATTCACATCAATATTTTTAAGAACACATGTTGCTATTGGAGGAATATTTGGATTCTGTGAAGCTCCGTAGTAAAATCTAATATCAAATTCTGATGGAGGTATTAAAAATATACCAGCATCTGCAAGCTCTGGAGCTTGGTGAAAACGAAGCCTTTCAATAATCTTTTGAACTTCTAACGCTTCTCTTTCATCTCTAGGATAAAATGTAAAGTCAAATTGAAATTGACGGAAGTTTGGTGTTTGATAAATCATTTCTATCATTGGATTTGCAACTGATCCGGTCGCAGCAGCAAATAATGCTTGACCACCCGAACTACCTTTCAAAGCGTTTAAAACTGCATTTCCTACACCAGCTTTAATAAGTGATGCGGTCGCTGTTCCATATTCTTTATTTTTTATTTGGTCAATTGCAGATGATCCTGCACCCATTACTTTACCAATAGCACTGTCACCTAGGTTTAAATCCTGATAATTCTGCGAATAGGTGTAGTTTAATGTGTCAGGCATATATAATGCAATCGCATCGGTTGTGAGTTTGGTGGTTTTTAAAAGACTTAATGCTCCCGTTCTATTACCACCAGTAATTGTTTTAATGTTAGTATCTAATATAGCTTTGGTTGATGCAGAATCACCAGTTAATTTGGTTGATTGTGAAAATAAATTACCAATTTTACCAGTAACATTATTTAACCCACCCAATGCACTACTTACACTCCTACTAGCTATATTAGTAAGACTAGCAAATTTACCACCAGTAGATGAATTGATTGAATTTAATCCACCATTTACTTTACTTAATAGTCCACCACCAAAAGAACTAGATACATTTCCAACATTTCCGCCTAATGTTTGAGAAGCCGCCGAAGCACCCTTACCACCAATAGGAATACTTTCATCAGCTAGTGTTCCTTTGAAATCAGTATTTTTTTGCTCACTAATATAAATGACCAGATAATGGCCTTTATCTGTTGACCCAACATCCATTGGATAACGAAAGGTGTTTTTTTCAAATTGAGTACCTTCAAGAGCCGATAATGGACCAAAATTTCTACTGTTTTGTTTATTGAATTTTATATCGCCGAGACCGAAAAGAGGCATGGTTATTTCCAGAGGTAAATTGTGTTAATTAGCATAGATAGTATTTATGTCATATAGAGGGTGGTTTCGACCAAAAAATCCAATAAAATACAAAGGCGATGCAGCTAATATCGTCTATCGTTCTAATTGGGAATTAAGAGTGATGAAGCATTTAGATATTGATCCCAATGTTCTTTGGTGGGCGTCAGAGGAGTTGTCTATTCGCTACAAATCTCCAATTGATCAAAAAATGCACCGTTATTATCCAGATTTCATTGTTCATGTTAGGCAAACTAACAATATAGAAAATACATTGATTCTTGAAATCAAACCAGAAAAACAAACCAAGAAACCAACTCAAAAGCATAAAACAAAGAAGTTTATTCAAGAGGCCGCAGCTTATGCCATTAATCAAGAAAAATGGAGAGCTGCAGACCTATTCTGTAAAGAACATGGATGGGAGTTTAAGATTTTAACTGAAAAAGACCTTGGCATTTGAGATAAATAGACAATGGCATATTTAATAGATCGCATTAAAGATTCTTTAGCAAAAGAAGGGTTAACTCCTCGTTCTAATCAAGCAAGAGATTGGTTACAATCTAAAATAGCAGAATTAAGACCAACTCGTGAAGCTTTAATGCGTGATAAAAATAAATTAAGAGAATCTTCAGTTATTGGCAAGATGTATTTCTATTTTTATGACCCGAAAACAAAAGATAAAATGCCATATTATGATAGATTTCCATTGGTCATACCAATTGAACCATATAATGATGGTTTTTTAGGATTAAATTTGCATTATATTTCTCCAAAATATCGCATAACACTTTTAGATAAATTAAGTGCAACAATCTCTAATAAAACATATGATGAAAGAACAAGATTAAAATTGAGTTATAAATATTTAGCTAGCGCTTCAAGAATATTTGAGGCCACTCCGTGTATTAAAAAATATTTGTATAATTATATACAATCAAGATTTTTAGAAATAACAGCAGATGAATGGGATATTGCAGCTTTATTACCAATGGAAAGTTTTGTTGGTGCTTCGACAAGTAAAGTTTATGCTAATTCAAAGGAACAATTTTAATGTCATTTTCACCCAATTTATTCTTATCTAATATAAGAGCAAAAGACGGTTTAGCTAAACCATCAAGGTTTGAAGTTATTCTTCCTATACCAACATATATTGGAAATTTTATTGGCAATTCAATTATTGAAAAAATATTAAATTTTCCTAATTCAGTATTTAATGATGTAAGTAATGCTATTGGTTCTGCGTTTGGACGCCAAGGACAAAAATCTGATCAACAATCAGTTTCATCAAACCCGTCTATTTCAAGATATTTAGCCTTACAATGTGAGGGTGCTGAATTACCGGGTAAAACATTAGCTACTGCTGATGTAAAAGTATATGGACCAATATTTAAAGTACCATATCAGACACAATATGCTGATATGGCATTAACATTTTTATGTACCAATCAGTTTCATGAGAGAAAACTATTTGACCGTTGGATGGAAGCTATTCATCCTACAGATACAAATAATTTTCGATTTCCAAAAGGTCAATCTTCACGATATATGACCAATATTAAAATTATACAATATGATGATTTTATAAAACAGATTTATGCGGTTGAATTGATTGATGCTTTTCCCATTGGTGTAGCTCCTCAAGCATTAAATTGGAGTGAAGATGGATTCCATAGACTTCAAGTTCAGTTTGCATATCAATATTTTAAAGTGCAATACGATGGAAATTATAATTTAGCCGCAGCTGCAACCGCATTATTTGGTGCTGCTGGATCTAGATTATTACCTTTAGGAAAAGCAATTACAAGATAGAAAGTTAATTATTAAAGCGAGGATATTATGTTACCAAAACTAGATGTGCCTATACATGAAGTTAAATTAATTTCAACGGGCAAAACGATCCGTTTTAGACCATTTTTGGTCAAAGAACAAAAACTATTTCTAATGGCGTCAGAATCTAATGACCCTAAAGAAACGATTAATGTTATTCGTCAGGTATTAAAGAATTGTATTCTTGATGAGATTGATGTTGATTCATTACCAACTTTTGACCTTGAATTCCTGTTTATGAATTTAAGAGCTAGGTCAGTAGAAGAAATTGTAAATTTAAAATACAAATGTAACAATGTAGTTTTAAACGACAAGGGTGAAAGTGATGCTTGTACCGGTGTCGTTGATTTCAAAGTTAATTTACTTGAAATTCAGCCTACAAAGAACCCAAATCATACAAACAAAATTCAATTGACTGATAATTTAGGTGTTGTTCTTAAATACGCATCGTTTGACATGATTCAAAAATATGAAGACAAATCTGAAGGCGAAATTATGTCTTCAATGTTAGTTGATTGTGTTGATTATATTTACGACAAAGACCAAATCTATTATGCTAAAGATGCTTCAAGAGATGATTTGATTGAGTTTGTTGATAATCTACAGCAAAAAGATTTAGAAAAGATTAAAGTGTTTTTTGATACTTTACCTGAAATTAAAAAAGATGTTCACTTTAAATGTCCAAAATGTGGATATGAAGAGGACATCTCTATTAAAGGATTACAAAGTTTTTTCGTTTAATTTTTCGTTATGATACACTAGGGAACTACTATCAGACGAACTTTGCTTTAATGCAACATCACAAGTATAGTTTATCTGAGCTTGAACAAATGATCCCTTGGGAAAGAAATATCTATGTTAGTTTATTAATTAAATACCTTGAAGAAGAAAAAGAAAGATTAGAATTACAAAAACAACAGAGAAAAAATAGATAAAAAAATGGTAACAAAAACTACTAATTTTAACCCTATGGTTGCAGCTTTAGCTAAAGAACTAGGTTATGGAAATGTTGATGAATTTAAAAAAGCTTTAGGTAAAAAACGTAAAAAAGACAAAGACAAAGAAACTGGTTTTCTTGGAGGTGTTGAAGTTGGTTCTGGTTTTGGTGTTGGAATTAAAAAACGTCTAGATAAAGGTCAAGGTCTTAAACAGTCTATTTCTGGGGGATATGGAGATTTTAAAAAAACACTTACTCTAGAAAATATGAAAAGAAGAATGTTAGAAAAAACATTTGGTGGTTCAGGTTTTATTTCTACATTTGCTCGTGGTAAATTAAAAAAAAAATACGGGACAATTAATCCTGAAGATGATGATGAAGGTGAAAATGGAACATCACCTACATTTGATTATCTAAAATCTATAGCTCAAAGTTCTTTGGCTCTTCCTAGTATAGCCAAAGATATGAACACTCTTCGCCAAAACATTGTTGAATTGGCTAGAATTGAAAGAAAAACAGAAGACCAACAAGATTTATCCAAACAGGGCGACTTTTTTAAAGAACAAGACGCTTTAGAATCTCAACTAGAAGCACAAAAACTTAAACCACAAACTCCTGGATCTCCAACAGTTATCAAAAAATATGATGACATGAAAGATTCCGGTGATGCTGGTGGTGGTTTTCTTGGCGGTATTATTGATTCTGTTAAAAATGGATTACTTGGCGGACTAACATCATTATTTAATCCAATGGCACTTTTAAAAATATTAGGTAAAGCTTTTGCCATAGGTGCCTTACTTTATTCTCTATTTGAAGGTATAACTGCTGGGTTTAAAAAATGGCAAGAAACTGGTGATTTAAGTGAAGCAATTATAACCGGCCTCGGTGCTATGATTGATTTTCTAACTTTTGGTTTATTTGGTGAGGATTCATTAAGAAAATTATTTAATAGTATAGGTGAAGTTGTTGAACCAATTATAGACAGTATTAAAGAGGCGTATTATTCATTTAAAGATTGGATAGCCAATAATGTAGGAATACCTAGTATACCAATGCCTGAATTTATTCAAAAATTAGGCGGTCCAGCATCTATTGGTCCGTATTACCCATTTAAAAAAGATTCTAAAAGTTCTGCTAAAGAAAATTCAGCTGGCGAATATAAAGCTAAAAGAACCGAAGAAAAAGTTCAAAAAGAAATGCAAAAAGCCACAGATGTTATTGCTGGCGTTAGTAAAGATTTAGGTTTAAGTCCATCACAAGATTCTACTGATGGAATCGTAAAAGAAGTTAGTAAGGGATTAGAAAAAGCCACAGCTTTAGGTAGTCAAATGCCTAAAGACAATAAGCAACGAGCCGATATTTTAGGCCAAATAAATTCTGTTACTGCAAGTAATTTAGAAAATATTAAGAAATTAAACGCAAAGGGTGATTATAGTTTAGGTCGTGCCGAAGATTATGAAAAAAATGTAGTTAATCCTGTTAAAACTGAATTAGCTACTGCGATGGACAAATTTAAAAAAGGTCCTGAAGGTGGTTATGGTAATATGCTTTCAGGTTCTATGGACAAAGCAGCTGCAGCTATTAGTGGTAAAATATCTGCTGGCGGTCCAGCACAAAACTCATTAGGTGGTGGCGCTTCAATGCTGGGTGGCGGAGGTTCTTCTGGTGGAGGAACATCACCAGCTCCAGCAGCGCCGTCTTCTACTATGGGTGCTGATTTAGCAGCAAAATCATCACAAATATCTGAAGGTCAGAGAATGGAATCAGCAGCTGATATTGGTTCATTATTCAATGCGCCTGTAACAAATAACGCATCTGGTTCTATGGGAAGTGGAAGCAAACCTCAAGTGGGTGACACATATAATATGGACTTATTAAACCTATTAGCAAGAACATAATAAATGTCACCAACACTTGTCACTAACAAAGATAAACCAGAAGCTAATTTAGCAGATTCTTTTAGCATCATCGCAAAGAATTTTCTACTTCTACCTGGTATCGCTCGTGACTTAAATGAAGCTGTTCAAAGTATTGTTGGTATTGTAAAACAAAAAGGTGGTGAAGCAAAAGAAAGTCCTGACGAGAAGTTTATTGTTGAAAAAGACTTTCAAGCTAAAGAAAAACTTAAAGCGCCAACATCTGTTACTGAAGGAAAAGTTGCTAAGAAAAAAGGAATATTGGGGTCATTAATGGGCATGTTAAGTCCTAAAAAAATGATTAAAAATCTAATAATAGGATTTAGAAAGTTACTCAGCCCTAAAAACATAATGAAAGTTTTAGGAAAAATAGCATTACCGGTATTAATTGTGTCAACTATATGGGTAGCAATATCATCAGCCTTTGAAAAATGGAAAGAAACGGGTTCTATTTGGGAAGCATACAAAGAAGCTGTAGGAAGTGTTGTTGAATTTCTTACTTTAGGTTTTATTGACAAAGAAACAATAAAGAATTTATATCAAGGAGCTGCTGATTTTCTGATGCCTGTTATTAAACCTATACGAGAGTTTTTTGGTAAATTTTCTGATTGGGTTGGTGAAAAGTTTAATGGTGTATTAAAATTATTTGGTATTGATGTTAAACCTAAAGAGGCGCCTCAGGTGCCACAGAAAGAGCAGGTTGTTACTCCTGGTACATTAAGGAGTGAACAACCAGTTAAAGAGAAAGACGCTCAACAAAAAGCCGCTGACCTATTATCTAAACCTGTTACTTTACCAAGCGAACCGCCTCCACCAAAACCAGAAGTTGAACCAGCTGCACCAACACCAACAATATTAGCTCCAGAGGCAGCACCAACGCCAGCTCCAATTAAAAAAGGTAAAGCTCCTCAAGCTAAAGAATCTAAACCAGCGAAAATTGGTTCTGAAAGTGGTAAAAAAGCTGTAATTAATGAACTAAACGCTGAGAAAATTGAAGACCCAACGGCTCGTGCTGCTATTTTGGCTCAAGTCGCACATGAATCTGGTGGATTCACCACATTAAGTGAAAACTTAAATTATAAAGCACCAACATTATTAAAATTATTTCCTAAAAAGTTTATGGGACCAGATGATGCTCAACAAGTATCCTCTGGCGGACCTCAAACTGTAGCAGAACGCATTTATGGCGGCCGAATGGGAAATGCTCCAGAAGGTTCGGGAGACGGATTCAAATATCGTGGTCGTGGTTTTATACAATTAACAGGTAAAGATAATTATAAAAGATTTGGTTATGATGGTAATCCTGATGACTTAACAAAACCTGAAGGTGCAGCTGAAAGTGCTATTAAATTTATGAAGGGATATAAGGGTGATTGGTCAAATATTACTGCTGTTACTAAATTTGTTAATGGTGGAACTTTTGGTCTTGCGGAAAGAGAAGAATATTTCCAATCTTTCTTAAATGATCCAACAATTACAAAAATAGATTCAGCATCTTCTGCTCCAAGCGGAGGATCAGTTGCGTCTGCATCTAGTGAAGTATCATCAGGCCAAAGACAACAAGCAAAACCACAAACACCAATGGTTGTCAATGCACCTACAACTAATAACACCAAAGTGGTTAATAATCAACCAGCTACAATAACTAAAGATAAATCAAACCCAACAAATATGGTTCTTGCTCGTGTGGCATAAAAAAATACCCGCCAAAGCGGGTATTCTCTTTTTAGATTAAATTACTCAGCTAGTGATTTGAAATAATCTAAATTATCATCATCAGCTGCAATCTTAGCGTCAATTTCATTTAATGCTGAATCATTAAAGTTCTCAACGATTACATCTTCAGCTTTAGTTTTTGGTACTACCTCACCCTCAAAACCTAAAACTTTATCTAATCTTGCTTTTAATAAAGCATATGATTTAAAATGTTTTGGATCTAAGAATTCTTTTAATGAATGTTCTTGCTTCCATAATGTTTCAAGTTTAGCATCATCACCATCAAGTAAAGCTGATTTCTCAGCAAATTCTGATTTATCATAGTTACGATAACCTTCAACATTACGAATCTTCAATTTAAAGTTAGCACCTTCCCACATATCAAATGGATTAACTGGCACTTCATCAGCAAATTCTGGATTCATAGCTTCAGTAATCTTATCAAAGATTTTCTTACCAAATTTATAAATCTTAATCTGACCTTCATTTTCAGGATTGCTTGGATCAGAAACAATATACACGTTTGCTACATAATTTAATCTTCGTTTCTGCTTACGAGCAATTTCTTTATTTGCTTCAATACCAGAATTCCATAATGTAGAATTATATTCTGAAACTGGATCTTTTTGGTTAAGTGTTGTAAGAGAGTTCTCAATATACCAACCGCCTGGACCTTGGAAGCCATGAGAAAAAACTCTTACCCAAGGTAATGCGTCTTCACCATCTACAGCAGGTGCTGGTAGAAAACGAATAATAGCCATGCCATTACCAGCTTTATCTACTGTGGGTTGCCATAAACGGGGATCTTCTCGTGAACCGGATTCGGTTGTTGTTTGAGTTGTAGCTTCAATCGCTTTTGTTAATTTTTCTAAACTAGAACGATTGCGTTTAAGTGATTCAAAGTTGTTCATTGTGTTGCCTTTCGTATGTAAATGTATGTTATTGTATAATTGTATTTCGTTTTATCCACAAACTACCATAATATATCTTATTTAGTCTTCTGATTTAATACTTCTTTCAGAATTAACTTATATCTTACACTATCTTGAGGCATAAATGCGGTATACTTGAGCGCAATTTTACGGTATTCAGGCCATCGAATAGTATCCGATATTTTCTTTGACCACATTGGAAAGAAATTAAGTACCATATTTAAAATACATAAAGTTTCAATTTCAATTTCTTTTCGTAGTGCTTTGGTCAAAAGAATTGGGTAATCACCATCGGTAAACAATAGTGAATTTGGATTATTTAATCCTCCAAATAATTTTTGACAATCTTCATTAAACATGTATGATATAGCTTGATGATACTTTTTATGTTTAAGATATCGTGCATTAGCTTCGTCTTGTAATAAAGAACCTATCCAAATATTTTCATCTTCAACCAAATTAAATACAATAAGGTCTGTTAGTTCCTCTTTAGTATTATATTTGCGTGATAATTTATAGAAGTGATACTTGTCTTTACGATTTTCAAATGAATCGATGGTTGAATTTATTTTGCCATTATATCGAAAGAAATCATAAGTTTCTTTGGTAAAGTGAAGCTTTAGAGCTCGAAATAATCCAAAAGTTTCATAACCAGTCATAATCATCCATAAAATAAAATGGGAGTTTTATAGAGTCCTCCCAACTCTTTTACATTACCACCAACCGGTGACTTTGCCAACTAACTCAACCACCACAACAGCAAGAGCTACATTAGCTAATAAATTAACATCTAAAGCGACTTTAGGCATGTTATACTCCTTTAAGTTAATTTGCTATTTTATAAGTTGCGTATGAGATAGCAATAAAACTCATATTGGTAATCTAGCAGACTTTTCTTTCAATAGATTGTGATCCATAGCATCCATTTCAATCTTTGATTTCAAATTAGCATTAATAAGAGTAGCTGCTACTTCAATTTCTAATCCTGTTTTCTTACAATGTTCTACAATTGCCTCTATGTAATTATAATCTGTATTTGCTACTAAATTATTAATAGCACGAGCAAATTTATTCATTTCATCTTTTGTTGGCATATTATTTCTTAATTGATACAGGCGAATCAGGATTTAGTGTTTTGCTTTGTTTTGAATAAGCATATGTAACACAAACGGTATCGGACTGAGAGGCATAAGAACATCTTACTGAAAGTGGATCGATTCCCTTTTCAATAGCTTCTGAAACATTCTTTGACATTAATACTCTGTCATTTCCATAATAATATGCGATACCACCAACAATTGATAATAATACAATCGTTAAACAAACAAAAAAGATTGCACTTACTTTAACGGCTTCTTTTACTTGTGTCATTGGTTTAATTCCTTTTTATCGTAAAATTTATGTCGACCAATTTGTGTTAGATATGTTACATTTTTCCAATGAGGGTGAACATAATCTGCATGATAGAATAAAGCACCACGGCTTGGATCATTTATCTTATCATGATTGGTATAAACATATACAGCTAATTCACGAATATTATTATACAACGAATAATTGAAATGTGTCAAGGATTTAACATCAAATTTGCCTTGACATATCCAAGAAAATTGGCAAATGGATCGTATTTTCTGTTTAACCACACCACAAATGGTATTGGGAAATATTTCACTTTTAACACGGTTCATGGTGACCATGCCAACGGCAATTTGTCCAGGTTGTGGTTCATAGGCCGATTCAAAGTAAATATTTTGTGCTAAACACTCTACTTGTTGCTTAGCTTTAGGTGATAAATCGTTATAACTAATTTTAACTGGCATTGGATCAATTTGTGTTGTCATTACATTACTGAATACTAAAACTATTAATACTAATATAGATGTTGCAATAATCATTGTTGTTGTGCTGAGTGTTTGTGTTCTCTGCATAGTATCTCCTTTTAGTTAAGGCTATGAAAAACCTTTGACTATACGGTTGTGCTAGTTTTTTTATGTGTTGTTTTAGTTTCAATATTAGAAACAAAGCCATTAAGTTCTTGTGCTTTGGTTATAATATCTTTCTCTGATGGGTATGTTGGATAACCTGGATGGTCTGGTATTGATCCGCCATTAAGTTTTGCTACTTCAACTTTGACTGACCAATCATTACTGATTTGTTCTCGCTTGCCGTGATATTCTTCCGCAAGCATATCTTTTGCCATTTTTAATAATTCAAGGCGAATTTCAAAAGGTGTCATATTTGACATAATTATTTCTCCTGTGTGTTTGTGTTTGTGCTAGTAACCATTATGTGTGTTTGATTACTAGGTTTATTTAGTATATTTTTGTCTTTGGGCCTGCCACTAAACCAAATTACTTCAGCTATTGTTATCTGATATTTCATTATAATCCTACAAACATGGTATATGCACATATGACTATTATAATAAGGCCTATCCATTTAAATATTATACCTATAAATCTGTAAAAGAAAAACAATATAAAACCAATGCACATTAAAAATGCAACATCAGACATACTGTCATAATTAATTAAACTGTTTACCTTTTCAGATTGTTTTACAATCGATTCAGCAATTTCTTTTACATTTTCTAATACTAAAGGCATAATATAATCCTATCATAGTCAATTAATAATGTCAAGCAAATTCTTCATTAATGCCTGACCAATAATAATCAATATATTCATTCAATGGTTTCAGGTAATCATGCTTTTGCTTAATTACAATTTGAGAGTCACCCTCAACTAAACCAAATACTAATACAATTTGATTAATTTCTTTACTGG